CAAATGCATTCACCATAGATATCGATGGTGAATTCGGAGATGTAGAGTTTACATTTGTCTTAAGTATTGCGAATCTTAAGATTTTGGCTGGTGACTATGATGTGAATATTTCATCAAAACTCATCTCTAACTTTAAACACAAGGAACAATCAGTCCAGTACTGGATTGCCCTTGAAAAGACTTCAACCTATGGATCCTAAAGGAGTAAGAATGTCTGAACAAACTGATCAGTTGGTAGAACTTGCGAACCGTGTTTCTCGTTCTACAATCGCTGTTGTGGATGCCGTCACTCAACGTGGTGGTTTTAAAGGAGAAGAACTCTCTACAATCGGTCAATTACGTGACCAATGTATTCAAGTCGTCTCTCTCGTTGAAACAATTCAACAAGAAGATTCTCTTAACACTGACGACGACGAATAATGATACAGCGGGTGCAATGCCCGCTTTACTTTTTGATAGAGATATATTATGACAGATTTTTTATGGGTCGAGAAGTATCGGCCACAGACTATTAGTGATTGCATTTTACCTGATACCCTCAAACAAACCTTTCAAAAAATTGTAGACGGTGGTGAACTACCCAACATGTTGTTCACAGGAACCGCAGGACTTGGAAAGACTACAGTTGCAAAAGCATTGTGTAATAAACTTGGTCTTGATTGGATCATCATTAACGCATCTGAGTCTGGTAACATTGATACACTACGAACAAAGATTAAACAGTTCGCATCTACAGTTTCACTTCAAGGTGGATACAAAGTTGTTATCCTAGATGAGGCAGACTATCTTAATGCACAATCAACTCAACCAGCCTTACGTGGATTCATTGAAGAATTCGCAAATAACTGTCGATTCATTCTAACCTGTAACTTTAAGAACCGTATTATTGAACCACTCCACTCACGATGTGGTGTATACGAGTTCAATACTACAAAGAAAGAACTTGCACAGTTGGCTGCACAGTTTATGAAACGTGCAACTAAAATTTTAGAAGACGAAGGTGTCAGTTATGATCAAAAGGCGGTTGCTGATTTAATTATGAAACATGCTCCAGATTGGAGGAGGATATTAAATGAGTTACAAAGAACTTCTATTGGCGGGAGTGTTACTGGGTCTCTTACTGATAGCAGTGGATCCATTGGGGATCTATTAAGTTTCTTAAAGAGTAAAGATTTTAAAAAGATGCGCTCATGGGTAGCGCAAAATGTTGATGCCGACGCCACGGCTATCTTTCGTGCAATTTATGATCAAATGAATGAGAAGATTAAACCAGAGTCAATCCCTCAACTCGTTTTAATCTTGGCGGACTATTCGTATAAGAATGCATTTGTTGCAGATCACGAACTTAACATCGTTGCCTGTATGACAGAGATCATGGCAAACGTGGATTTTGTATGAATCCATTTGAATACTTGAATGCAATTAATTCTACCAAGAAAGATATCATGGTAGATGATCTTGCAGAAAAATCATATAACAGTTTCATGGTAAATAGATCTTTATCTTATTTTCCAGACACCGTCCTTGCCGCAAATGAGATGAATCAGTATCACCAAGTCGATGCAAGGCTTCAATTTGACTTTCTTATAAATATTATTCGGAAGCGGAAACGTTTTTCGAAATGGGATAAAAAACAGATTGACGGTGATATTGAGATGATTCAAGAGTATTATGGATACAATGAACAGAAAGCTATTCAAGTTCTTCCTCTCCATACACCGGAGCAAATTGAAATAATTAGAAAAAAGGTGAGTAAAGGTGGAAGAGGTTAAACTTGTAGAGTGGAACCCTAGTAAAATGCTAGAGGTGACACTCAATGAACCAGATGATTTTTTAAAAGTCAGAGAGACATTGACTCGTATCGGAGTGGCATCTCGTAGAGATAACAAACTGTATCAGTCATGTCATATTCTTCACAAACAGGGACGGTACTTTATTGTCCACTTCAAAGAACTTTTCTTATTAGATGGTAAAAAATCTAACTTGGAAGAGAACGATATTGCAAGACGCAATACCATTGCAACTCTTATGTCAGATTGGGGCTTGGTTTCGATTGAAAATAAACAGTCGGCACAACCTGTTGCACCACTACGTCAGATTAAGATTATTGCATTCAAAGATAAAGACAATTGGGAACTCTGTCCAAAATACAACATTGGGACTCGTTAATGTCAGAAAAAACTAATTTCGAATTGGTAGGTCAGTTCATGGATTCGTTTGGCCAAGAGGTTAAGACGAAGGCAGAACTTCCAGATTCTAAAACAATTGCAATGAGAGTAGATCTAATCGAAGAGGAGTTAAAGGAGTTGATGCAAGCACTTTATCATGATGATCAAATTGTTGACATGGAAGGTGTTGCAGATGCTCTCACAGATATTTTATATGTGACATACGGTGCAGGACATGCATTTGGAATTGATCTAGACAAATGCTTTCAAGAAGTCCATGCATCTAATATGTCAAAGTTGGGTGATAATGGAAAACCAATCTATAGAGAAGACGGTAAAGTATTAAAAGGCCCAAACTTCTTTGAACCCAACTTGGAGAAATATGTAGCTTGAACTATAAAAAAGAAACTTGCCCAAACTGTAATAAAGAATTTAGGAAAGTGATCGACTCAAATTGGGTCATATTTTGTAGTGACAAATGCGCTGATGAATACGAAAGAAATAGAACAACATCTAGAAAAAATGATGGAGATCTTCGGCAGTCTGCCTGATCCTATTCATCAACCAAAAGGATTTAAACATTTTTTAGATCTATATGAAAAAATCTATTTACAAAAACAAAAAAATAATGTATAATATGCACATATATACGAATAAATTTGTATATATAATATCGGATGCGGAATGGTTCCGGTCCAAGTAACATAACCTTGCTTTAATTAGGAGGTCAATCATGACAATTCAAGGTGTAAATCATTTATTCCCACGTTCAGCATTTGTAGGGTTTGATCATTTATTTGATGAACTCGACCGGGTCGCAAGACATGCGAACGATAACTATCCCCCTCACAATATCGTCAAGGTAGACGACACAAATTATGTAATCGAACTGGCAGTCGCTGGTTTTGCTCGCAATGAGCTTGAGATTGAAGTGAAGGATAGATCGCTGAAAGTCAAGGGTAAACACGAAAATCGTGGAAGAGAATATATTCATAAAAGTATCTCAACCAAGAAATTCGATAAAACATTTCGTTTGTCTGAATATGTTCAGGTAAATGGAGCAGATCTTACAGACGGTATACTTGCCATTGGTTTGGAAGTTGTCATCCCAGAAGAGATGCGTCCTCGTACAATTGAAATCAATTCACGAGGAGTCACACATGACAACAACAACACACTTACCGGAGAATCGCAGAGCGAGCTTCTCCTTGAAGAAGGCGTTAGCGCCAGTAACTAACTTCTTTGTTCGCATCTTTGAGGCGTTCATTGAAGCCCGTCAACTACAGGCGGCATTGGAGACAGCACATCATTTGAAAACGCATAATGCAGATTTCAGAGATATGTCTCACCATGAAATCATTCAGTATATTATGAATGATATTAAAAAGTAACACATAACAGAGGACACACACACATGTCAACAAAAACACCTTTCGAACTACGGTTCGATGTATTGAAGATGGCCAAAGAGCTGATGGATCAACAGTATGATATTGCTCAACAGCAGTATTGGACTATGGTAGATAACGCTAAAGAACAGTCTAAAGACGTTCAAGAAGTGTTTGAAAAGTACACTCCAAAAATGTACCAACCATCAGAGATTATGTCTAAGGCTGAAGAGCTTTATACATTCGTCACAAAGAAAGACTAAAGTAGAGGGAGTCCTACGGGACTCCTTTCTCATAGGAGATAATAATGAAATTAAGTAAGAATTTTTCACTGGCTGAGTTTACTAAGTCTCAGACAGCAGAACGCAAAGGCATTGATAATACCCCACAGGGAGATCACATGGATGCAGCAGTCGCTCTTTTCGAAAATGTTGTACAACCTGTACGAGACCATTTTGGTCCTACTGTGCTTAATAGTGGTTATCGTTCCCCTGAGCTTAATGCTGCTGTCGGTGGATCTGCTACGTCTCAGCATTGCAAAGGTGAAGCAGCTGATATTGAAGTACCAGGAGTTCCAAACGCGGATCTCGCAGAGTGGATCCGGGATAATCTCGATTTCGATCAACTCATTCTTGAGTTCTATACTCCAGGTATCCCTGATTCTGGTTGGGTGCATGTTAGCTATAAAGCTGATGGTTCTAACCGTAAGTCTATTCTCACTGCCAGTCGTGTAGATGGAAAGACACAATACAGTGAAGGGATTAACGCATAATGTTTATGACGTTAGGATTTGTAATTGGTTTTGCATTGGGATGGATCGTTCGGTGGAAACTGGACGGTATTATTGATTTTTTAAAGAGATTGAAAAAGTAATGGCACAGAAGAGTTCACTAGGTGTCGCATGGCGCCCAGAATCTTTTAAAAAAGGAACCTCTATTGGTAGAGGTACAGTTAAAACTTCATCGATGAATAAATCGAAGAAGAGATCACACAAGACATACAGAGGACAAGGGTAATGGAAGGACAACCAGTACCAAACGTCACTTTCAAGAAGAGAGTAAGAGACGAGTCCATTGGAGGGGGCAATCCATTCAAATGGATAGATGTATCAACAAAAGATATATTTCTAGGAAGTCGTGTTTTAGTATTCGCCCTACCGGGTGCGTTTACTCCCACATGTTCTACCTATCAAGTGCCGGGTTTTGTCGAGCATCGAGAAGCTATCAAGGCAAATGGGATCGACGAGATATACGTCCTGTCGGTCAATGATTCCTTTGTAATGCGTAAATGGATGCTTGATCAAGATGCATTCGGTAAGATTGATTTCATTCCAGACGGTAACGGTGAGTTTACTGAAAAGATGGGCATGTTAGTTGATATGTCTGCAGTCTGTTTTGGTAAGCGTAGTCGTCGTTATGCAATGATTGTAGACAACGGTGTTATTGAACGGATGTTTGTAGAACCTGATTCTACTGAAGACAATCCTGATCCGTATGGTGAATCATCACCAGAATCAGTACTCGATTATTTTGAGATGATGAAAGCTGATGTCGTCTACGGGTAAATGGCATGGCGGGAAGGGTAGTCAGTACCGTCCCGTCAAATCTACTCAATTCTCTCAAAACTGGGATAAAGCCTTTGGTGAAGCCGTATGGCTAGACAATCCATTAGAAGGTGATGGAAACGGAGTAATTCATGATAAATGTGGCACCCCCGACTGTTGTGGACAGTGCGGTGAAGAAGATAGTATTTAAACACTATCGGACAGGAGAGGAGATCACAAAAATCGTTTCAGAAATTCCTCACCTCAACCAGAACCCTAATAACTCACGAGTTATCTATTGGGTTCACGGTGAAGAGTCATATGAAGACATTTCAAAATCATCTATAGTGAGTATTGAAGATATTGAAGAATGAGATAATTTATGATTAGACTGTCACCGTATTGGATATATGATGATCAACCTTTGTTAAATAAAACTGATGATATCATTGCGAATAGTCCATTAGTACATGAGGCCGGAATACATAATGCATATAAAAACTCTATGCGAAAAAGTAAGGTTGGTTGGATTTCTGTAAATGAAGGATATGGAAAACTTTTATTTGATAAATTAATACCCTATATTAATAACGCCAACAAAAAATCCAATTGGAATTTTGAAATAGAATTTTGTGAGTCTTTACAATACACAGTTTATGATGTGGGTGGCACATATGATTGGCATATCGACTATGTTATAAAAAAAGAAACTTCCAAACATAATCGTAAAATAAGCTTTACCATTTTATTGAATGATGATTTTAAAGGTGGTGAGTTCGAATTAGAATCAGGTCATCCAAACTCAGGAAATCGTCACAAAAAATTAGATATGAAAAAGGGAGATATGTTATTATTTCCAAGTTACACTTGGCACAGAGTCAATCCCGTGACTGAAGGAGTACGTAAAAGTTTAGTAGGATGGATAAACGGACCAAATTGGAAATAGTGATGTTGAAGAATGATACATGGTGGGAAGAGTTTAAGAATTCTGGGTGGTTTTCCAAAACACTTTTAGTCTTCCCATATCTTTTAGGACTCTATGCAATAGGTATGTTTTTACTAGAACTAGTATTTGGACCTACTTCTTTGATCTTTGACCAGTGATCCAAGCCTTTGCTTGAGGCATGTAAGGTTCTTTCTTAGACCAAGCACTGATCTTTTTATAAACATTCTGCACTTGAGGTTTAAAATCAGCGCCATCAGAATTGTCAATGACAAACATGTTTTCACCAAATATGGTTTGGAATGCACCAATGTTATCTTGCACTCCTTTCCACATTTTCTTCACCATGTCATCTGGTAATGAACGAGCACGTTTTCTATTTCTATCAAGAGCGGTTTCTAAATTTGTATTTACAAAAATCATTGCAGTCTCATAACCAAGTTTTTTCAACTGAGTCGATTGTTTTTTGAGTTTATCAGCATCTTTACCAGTGCCATCAATGATGAGACCTAACCGTCCATTGACTGCAAGGTTCATTTGTTTCTTGGTAAGAATCTTTGCACGACCACGAGCGGCCTGTCCTTTTTCAGATGCAATATCTTCTGGAGTTGTTTTGAGTCCTGCCTTTTCTAATGCAGCCTCAAACGCAGGATCAGAGTTAATTAGTTTCATGCCTAATGCTTGTAGTGCGGTTTGTCCAACAATGAATGACTTACCAGATCCAGGACCACCGGCAAGAAAGACTGCCTTGAAGATTGCAGGGTCATTGACACCTTCTGATAGGTATGTTTTAAACGTTAACATGATACAACTCTTGTGATGTTTCCTTTTATTTATATATTTAGGGGTTTACAAATTGTGCGAAATCATATATAATATGTGTTCACTTTGGAGAAACTATGTCTTTTTACACCTCTGTACTTAGGTACGGCAATTCAATTCTATATCGTGGATACGACGACAAAGGTCAACGTGTATCTCGCAAAGATTACTTCAAACCAAAATTATATGTACCATCACAGAAAGAAACTGGGTGGTCTGGACTCGATGGAACTCCAGTTGGATCTGTAGAATTTGATTCAATGAAAGAGGCTCGTAACTACATCGAAACATACAAAGATGTGTCTGGTTACAAAATATATGGTGCAACTAATTTCATTCACCAATACATCACAAACAAGTTTCCAAACGAGATCAAGTTTGATCGTAGTGTTGTCAATGTAACAAGTATTGATATTGAGACTGCATACGAAGATGGGTTTCCAGATCCAGAAGTTGCAGACCAACCTATTCTTGCAATCACCATGAAGAACAATATTGATGGTGAGTATTATGTGTGGGGGTATGACTACTATGACACAGAGGCTGCACTCATCAAACCAGTACATTATATCAAGTGTGATGACGAGGCGGATCTGATCAATAAGTTTCTTGACCACTGGTCAAATGAACTGTTCATGCCTGATGTCATTACGGGTTGGAACATTCGGTTCTTTGATATTCCATACCTTGTCAATCGTACAACTAGAGTTCTTGGACTAGAACATACTAAACGATTCTCACCTTGGGGTATGGTA